CGGAATCATCCGATTAAGTTCCGTTTTCAAAGCCTTTAACTCCGCTGTTGCTGCTTCATCCACTCCCAGTTTCATATCCGAGGCCAAAGTTTTTTGATCTCGTTTCTGTTTTTGTTCCCACAGATCCTCAGCAAAGGTTTTCAGATGGTCCGGTAGTGTTTCTTTAAAAGATCCAAAATCTTGCTTAGCAAGAGCAATATCCAGTTTGGCCGGATTAGTGGCGTGTTCTAATTTTACCGGCCAGGGAACAGACCCGCTTTGGCGCTCGGCTTCCATTAATTGTGCCCCGACTCGTAATGTAGCATCCAGGGCATTCACGACATTCGGACCTTTCCAACCAAATGCCGTCATGATGTCTTGTAGAAAAACGTCCCACATGGTTTTAGGGACTGGTTTATATTGACTATATAAATGTTGTTGATTAATATTCAACCGGTGTTTTTCCAGAAAATTTTGGAATCCCGGATTAGCAAAAGCTTCTGCAACAAATTCATTGGCATTTTCTAAACCGTACCAAACATAATTACCCTTTTTAGTATAAAGAGTTCCTTTGACGGCTTCTGCATTATGTACATTTTGCCATAGAGCTTCTAAATCTTTTACTGCCATAAAAGTTTTTTGTTCTTTAGGAGACAGATAAGTAACTTGTTGAAAGGTTAATTTTTCAAAGAATCGTTGAGTATTTAATAGACGAGCATGAATCATTTCATGTAAAACGGTTTGAGCAATATCATACCCCGTCACCTCACGAACAAAGTTAGGGTTTAATCGAATGGCATGGGCCACAGGATCATAATGCCCATTGATATCATCGGACCACTTTGTAGGCTCAAATTCAAGTCGCCGGGTAATGGGTGCTTTACCAGATTTTACAAAACTTCCCATATAGGTTTCAGAAACTTCAAGAACAGGGAGTTCCCCTGGAAGTGCTTTTAATAGCTTGGCAATAATTTTTTGGGCAGTGAGGCCATTTTTACTAACCCAATCCAGAATACCAGAAAGGTCTCCTGCCCTAGCCATCTCTTTAAGTCCGGCAGGACCAGAAGTATAGGATGGGGTGGGATTTAATTTACTGAATGCTACATGACCTGATACTTTTTCTTTAGGAAAGAAAATAGAATCCGGTGCTTGAACAACATTACGATAATCTTCACTAACCCAACGGGTGCTTCGTTCAGGATTTTGGCCCCATCGAAGTGTCCTATGAGTAATTTTAACCGGAACAAGCTCAATCCCTTGTTCCTTAAATACATCCATTCTGTGACGACCTTCATGACTTACCACAATAGTATTGGGGCCTTGGGATTCAATAGTCAATTCGGGCATTTGACGCAATCCCTCAGGTTCTTTGAGACCTTGACGAATGGACGTTCGTAAACTTTCAGCCGATGCCCCCCATAGTGTATTTAAATCATGAACTCCAGGTGCTCTCGCTTTAGCTAAAGCATGAAAATCATCAGGGGACATTAATACAATAGTATGACGGCTAGCCGGATCTTTGGCATTAGAAATAGCACTTGCTAATTCTTGTGATCTAAAAGTACCAGCCCATTTTTTCATGAACTCTTTAACTTGTCCATTTTGAACCAGTAAAGAAATTAGTTGTTCTTTAGGGATTTGACGAAGTTCATCGGCACTTTTACCCACAAGCTTGCCAATAATTTCAGCCATTCCGGTAAATAACTCGGGATTGACTGCACCTCCTTGACGCTTACCCAAACCTCCAAGATTGCCTCGACCCACAGTAGCAGCTTTAGTGCCACCGCCGACCGGGAGAGGGGTGAATTCACGAACAGCCCCACGAACACCTGTAGGTGTTTCAGGAGATCTGCCAAATTGAGGAGCTACTGGACGCTGCCTATCAATCGCAGATGTATCGCGTGTAAACAGACCTTCAGATTTTTGAATGGGACCAGTAGGGCGGTCATACGGAATAGTTTCCGGAGGTGTTTCATAATCAGTAAGCTCCAGATCCGGACGCCGGTCTGCACGGCGACGGGGGACATCAATAGGACCAGGGCCTTCGGGGGGTCGGGGCTCAAGGCCCGTTTTCTCGCCCACGTAACGCTCGGCGAGAGCATCCATTTCGGCCTGCATCAACGCCTTGGAATCAGCAATACGCCTTCCTGCTTCAATACGTTGTTGTTCCATTGCGATTTCATCAGGTAAAGCTGCAGCTCTGTCTTGGGCAGCCTGATTTCTATCCATTGCCTCGTACTTATCCATTACTGCTTGTTCGTCAATTTGAACTTGACGTAGCTCGTCTGCATGACGACGACGCTGCTCTAAGAAATCGACAACTTGAGCATCCGTCATATTACGTGTTTCAGGAAATACAGATCGAACAGCACTATACGTCTCACTTTGCCCTGTATAATGGGCAGTACCAGCTTCCCGACCTGCCTCAGCTTGCCTACCGACTGCTTCAACTGATCCCGGCCTGGGTACTCTGGCACCAGCAACTAACGGTACAGTATTAAGGGCTAATTTAGCTAGGTCGCCTAAACTTTGGGCAACATCATCCCGCATTCCCATTTGTTTAAGGGTATCACGGACGCCTTTATCACCAGCTGCATTAAAGCCTTCTGCCACCAATCCAAAAGGCGACATAAGGGCCTTATAGGTGGCAGAATCTCTTCCCCCTAAGTATTTGTCAGGGATTTGAGATCTGGCCACTGCATCCTCAAAATAACGCCAACCTTCACTAACAGCCGTCCTTGGCCGTCCGGCCATAGTTTCTTGGACAGCTACCACAGGAGCACCAGCAGCGCCAGCGACCATACCACCTAATCCAGTAGCTAAGTCACTGATCGCCGCCCCGATACCGGCGGTTTCTTCCAAAGGACCTTTAACCTGATTTGGAATTTCTTGAATCAGACCTTTAATGGCTCCCGAAACTCCACGACCCCCCGGACCCGTCCCTGGTTCAAATGGAGTAGGCGGAGGATTATCCTTAACATATTGTCTCATCACCCCATCAATAACACTATCCGGAGTATCATCCGGAAATTCATGTTGAATCCCGTCATACGATTTTACGGAAATAGTCATTTAATACGATTCCCCTGTGCATCATATTGTCTTGGAGTAGAAGTAGTCCCACCCACTCCAGGAATGGACTGAGGAGCAGGTCTGCCGTATCCTAAATTAGGATCATTCATAAACGGATAAACAGGTGCCCCAGCTGACCGCTCGGCTTGAATAGCTTGATGAACTCGATTCCATTGTTGGAGTCGGAGATTTAACATTGCCCTTTCTTTATCTGTTAATCCCGTAGTGACATTTTTTTCCTCCAACTGAGTAATTTCCTTTTCAAGAGCCGCAGCGCGATGTTTTAATTCTTCTAATTTTGCTTTAGATGCGGAAGTTAGTTCTTTACCTTCATAACCTTTATCTGCTGTATATTTAACACCCTCAAGTTGACGACCTGAGACCAAATCAGCACGTCGATAGTCACCTTCTTCTTTAAGCGTAGCCTCTTGCATTTTACGTGTGTGAGCTAAACTATTCACAGCATTATCTTTTAAAACTTGAATTCTTGCTCGAAGTTCTTTAGAATCCCTAGATCGTTTTAACATTTCATGAATTTGAGGAGGTACTCCGTACTGTTTACTAAGTCGATCTAGGTCAGCTTGCCAATTAGGACTATCAACAATACTTTCCTCAACAGCTCCTAATACCTCTGCAGCGCGATTTAAATTTTCAGCCTTACGTTGATATTCAGCTGATTGATATTTACCTAAAGTATCTCGTAAGGTAGCTTCTCGACTACCCCGAGATAGGTAAGCTTTATCTTCTTCTTGGGAAGTCATTGCTTCCTTTTGTCGGCCAATTGTCCGAGCAGTTGCACGATTAGTCGCATTTGTAGAAGCAATTAAATCTTCCGCTGTACGCCGAATTCTTTCATTTTCCATACGATTTTTTTCGGCTTCTAGTTGTTTTAATGCCTGTTCTAAGTCCCAGCGAGCTTGCTCATTTTGCTGGCGCCCCATATAGAACATACCAGCGGCCCCGCCGCTAGGTTCTCGTCCCAAAGATAACCAGTCCATATTAGAAGCCTCCCCAATCAAATGCACTCAAATCGATGGTATCAACAACATCAAGAAAATCTGTTCCTAAATCTAAGGTACCAAAGTCGATATCAAGACCACTAAAATCACTCAGGTCAGAGTAAATTCCCAGATCTAGATCTCCACCTAGATCGACAACATCACCGGTATCGTAATCTGGTAAACCTTCCCAAATATCACCCGTCCCCGTATCATAATCGGGTAAACCCTCCCAAATATCCCCACCTCCAGTAACTCCACCATCATCATAAATTACACCATCTTCAGTACCACCTCCTCCACTGGTACCGCCACCCCCACTACCCCCACTGCCTCCACCAGTACCGCCTCCGGTCCCACCGGTACCCCCACTAGTCGTTCCAGTACCCGTTCGAGTACCTCCGGTAGTTGTTCCTGTGGTGCCAGATCCACCTAATAGACCTTGTAAAGCCATTCCTAAACCCATGTTCTTTCCAAGATAAGCTCCTGCTAATGGACCCATCATAGCAGTAATAGCTTCCATACCCTTCGGCGCAAAAGCTGCTCCCGACGGCTGCAACAGGCCCTGGCGATAGGCCGGAAGAGCATTGGTGAGGAAAGCATCTTGCCTTTGAGCTAAACGCTCAGGAGCATTAAATAGTTGACCAGCTGCGGCATCCCTAGCAAGTTGAGTGTCTTGCATACGACGGTCCAGAGCCTGCATTTCTGGGCTGTTCCAAATGGCTAACGGATCAGCATACGACTGCTCTAGCCGTTGAGCCATCGGTTGGCGATATGGCCCAAGTCCATATGGATCAGAGTATTGAACAGCTTGGTTTTTCAGATCATATAACTTATCTTCTAAACCACCCAAACTAAAGTATTGCATTAGGCCAGGAAGCATTCCCAGTAAGTTATTAATACTGAAAGAGCCCCCGCCAGTGGGCATGAGTGCCATATTGCCTCCTGTTAATGTATTAAGTGCTGAATCTATAACATTTCCGCCACCAAATAGATTACTGCTAGTAGTTCCTGACGTTGTTCCAGTCCCCGTACTTTGTGTAGTAGTATCGTCAGAACCACCAAAAAGACCACCAAGTTGGCTGGCCAAATAATTGGTTAAAAGACCACTACCAATATCAAGAATTGTATCACCCCAATTTTGAGTAGTAGTATCTGTCAAATTAGTAGTATTCTCTAAAGATTCAGTATTAACACCACTTAAATCCTCAGAATCCATTATATCCGAAGGGTTAATACTAGAAGAGTCTGTCCCTAAAACCCCTTCCCCTGAAATTTCCGTTGGAGTTTCAACCATTTCCAATGGAGTGTCAATTGTTTCCGTCGGAGTTTCAATTGTTTCCGTAGATACAGTAGTATCTATGTTTGAAGTATCGGTGATAGTATTATCGGCAGGCACTTCAACCATTGTATCAGTCGCATCAACATTCGATTCGACTCCCTCTGTTGAAATACCTGACTCAGTATTTACAAAGTCCTCGGGGGTAGAATCTAGTACATTTCCAGTATCAGTAATATCTTCTACGGGGGAGGGTAAGGTTTCGGGAATTTCTCCTGATGTAATATCAATGTCCGTGGATGTCACATCCCCAACATTAGGATCTGCCATCGTATCAAAGCCTCCTAAATCCAAGTCACTCATGTAACTTTCAACAGGAGATAGTGTATCCAGACTTCCGAGATCTAAATCACTCACGGAACCTTCAATCGGAGCCATCGTATCAAAACTCCCCAAGTCTAAGTCGCTCATATACCCTTCGACAGGGGCAGTCTCTAACAGAGATCCCAAATCTACAGTATCAAGTGCCATATTAAGACCACCTGTAACTGCGGAAGTGAGTAAACTATCGGGATCAATTTCACCGGTAGTCACCAATTGTTCAATACCACTTTTAATTAAATTTTGAGAGATTGGATCTAAAGTATCCCATATTCCAGTAAGTTCTGAAAGTAATGCTGATTCGGTTCCAAATGTACTAAGTAACCCACCTAACATATTGAAACCACCTCCGGTAATCATACCAACAGCGATTCCGGATAAAATCGAATCTAAAAAACTATCTTCTTGTGATTTTATATATAAGTCAATTTGATTTTCATTATATGCTTTGCCGGCCGCAGCAACTTCGGTTAGCCATTGATAAACAACAGGGTCTCTGAGATTAACACCCATTGATTGAAGCGTTTCGGCAGCATTAAGAGCTAACGTACTAAGACCAAATCCGCCGTTTGTGTTTGGTACGATTTGCATTGCACTATTATTTAAACGCCATTCAGCGAAAGTATCTGCAAATGATTGACCAGTCAGATTTTGTACGTACTCTTCGAGTTGTTGAGTTTTTGCTGGATCTACGTTATAAAAAAATTGGGGTTCATATAAAATAGCATCAGCTGTCATGCCCTCCAGACCAGTGCGTTCTGGTGTATAAGGACTTACATAGGTCTCTGCTTCTGCAGAGATATTACCAAAAGGAGAAGCAGCTAATAAGTCAGCATATTCTTCTAACGTCATACCACCTAATACATTGTATATGCCGTAAGAAGCTAACTCATCCAAAGTTGCTTGTGCTGCAGCAATTTGTTCCGCAGTAGCCATCTATAAGTCCTTATTACATAGTTATAATTTTAACGATTACGCCGGATAGATAAAAAATGAATCAAGGTCCGTATGGGCTGCTAAAGCTTTGGCAGTATATTCCTGAGCTTCTTTCTTTAACATAATCCAAACACTGTCTGGAACTCCATATTCTGGTGCTAAAATTACAGCTAATTGATAAATAATAGCAAGAATACACGAATTTGGTACAGCAATATTATCTGTCGTAGTAGTCATATCATCAAATGGATGTTCAACTCTGAGTTCTAAATAATCTTTACCATTAACAAATTTAGGCCAAATAGTCAGAAGACCGTTAGTTAAAAAGGGTTTATAGTTAGCCGAAACTAAAGCACCCTCTGTTGTCATGTTTGTTTGACGAACGTCTTTTTCTTCTTTAAATTCAATAGGACGCCGAGCCCCACTTTCAGAGGTTACAATATAACCATCTAAAATTCGTTCAGGTCGTTGTCCTTTAGCGGTATATGCATATACACGATTACCAGAACTAGCTTCCGAAGGCAGTCCCGAAGCGATGGTTAAATTAGCTGTACCTCCACCTGCACTAATAGTAGTCCAGTGCATATTTCCATTATCTAATTCAATTCCGATCACATCAGAGTTTGCAGTTGTACCGGTAACGTCAATTGCTTCGGTAGTACTAACTTCAATCGCGGTAGAGGCAGCAGCTTCGTCGTTAGTTAACTTTGTAAGGATTAATTCCTCTGTCCAATGATTCCCACTCGGGCCTAAAGAAAAGGTACTGGTATTATGTGATGGATATAAATATGCCGTTTTAATATACCAGATAGGCATTCCTTCATTAGACAAAGCCTTTAAAACAGTATTTAAAGCCAACCGTGCATAAGTAGTTTGATTGGTAGAAGCAGATTGACCTTCTGCTAATACTCCAATTTTACGCAGAGCAGCAGAGATCACCTCACTTTCCGTAGGATTAAAAGTATAAGTATTAGAAAGAGCCATATTCTATCCTATAATGGAGAAAGAGTGCCACCACCGTTAAAGGTACCAGTTGGGATATCATCTTGGCCCGTATCCTCAAGATCCGGGGCTTGATCACCAGAAGTGTCTTCTGGGTTGGCCCAAGGTACCGATTTTTCAGATCGGGGGATTTTTAGAAGATCCTGAGGATGTCGTGTTTCCCAATCCTCCTGGCAGACCTTCAAACCATCCCACCGATCTTTAAGCTCGGAGGCTTTAAATTTGAAACCACAGACATCACAGACTGCGTTCCAATCACCTAGCTTTAAATAATCATTCTTCCCGTTTAACATGAGGTTTCACCATAGTTGCAATCATATCCAAAGCCGATTCTTTGTAATTTTGAAGGGCATAAATTTGATATTCTTGATTTCTGGCTTGAATCTCAGGTTTTAACAAGTAACCCCACGTCACTTCAAAATTACAAGTATATTCATCATTATGAGGCGCTTGGGCAGTTCGCCAATCTTTATTCAGATAATAAAACCACATTTCAGAAACCGGAGGCCATTCATGTGTTAAATCACCATAAGCACGATTAGAAGCCCAGTGCGGCGTGATTAATGTACATTTGGCTCCTGGTTTAAGTACACGATGAAGTTCGTTGACACAGTGAATTCGTGCGGCCGGTTTTAAATGTTCCATTAGATGAGAACAATATGCTTCGTCTACCGAATCATCTTTAAAAGGCCAGGTATCTTTACCCACATCAAATTGGAAATCAACACCGTCAAATTTTCTGATATCAATTCCTTTAAACCCCGGTTGTTTATTTGGACCACAACCAATATCAATTTTAAGATCTTCAACCGGTTTAACAACCACCTTCTTAGATTTTTGCGTCTTCTTCTTTACCATACTTTATCCTCCACTATGTCGTAATGCCCTACTTTTACACTGCAATCAATAGCACATCTATAACCATACTTTCTAGCATCACCCCAAAAATACAAATCTTGGGTACCTGTACCTTCTGCTCCTGCAATAGTCTTAAACCAGGGTTGTCTCAATCTATTATCTTTAAACATTGCCAAACGCCACAAATTAAATCCCATTCCTGTACCATAACATTCCACTAATCCGCCATTTAAGTCCGGGGGTTGGGGTCTAAAATTAACAACCGGATCTTTGATATCACCCCAGATTTGCGGAACCCCACCAATTCCTTTAGTCCAGTATAATCCTCCTAGGGATGAGAATTCGGGATATTCTTCCATTCTGGTAATGAGCTTTAAAACACCATCAGCAGGAGGAAGATTATCATGCTCAATGGTTAAAATATATTCCCAATTACATAATTCAGGGTGATTTAAAATTCCGCTAATGGCAGTAGAATATGCTTCCCCTACTTCCATTCCTTGTGCCAAGATTCTAACCACGCCTTGATTTGGAGGAAAAATTAAATTCCATTGGGAGAGAGCTGCTTTTGCTGGAATTGAATCTCCTGCAGGAATAATCACAATAATTCTCTGCTTTTTCCAAGAAGCGCCCTTAATAATCTTAGCAGTAGATTCTTTAAGATCTGCATTATTGGAACCACCTAAATCTTGCATAACTAACTGAGGTTTCATAAGTCTCCTTATTTAAAACACTAATTACCAAATATTAGATTGATCCCGTAACCCGAACCAAATATTGGCTAAGGATGCACTGTTGCCGGAATGTCCTGTAATATCCGAAAACGCAAGACTTGCTCGTGTTGCAGCGGTTGCGATTACAGCTTGTCCCACTGCAATCCCGCGAGTGTTAGTAGTATTTGAACCTAAATAGTTAGCCGCCCCAAAACCAGTTGCCCACGTCGGCAACACGCCCATCGAGAATCCTAATGCAAGGCTCGTTTGTCCAGCGGTGGTCGTACTAACATGTAAAGCTAACCAATATTTACCGGGCGTAAGTGTTTGCCCCGCATTCAAACTCAACGTAAATTTACGGGCGTTAGCAATACTGGAAGTCGAGTTACTCTGATGGAATGTACTAACGGACGTAGATCCTGAAGCAATGGAAGATAGAGTCCCTGCATTCCTGCTATAAAGTACTGCCGAAATTCCAACGCTAAAGCCGCCCGAACTCGTATTAGTTTGTGTTGCTCTTGATAGGCTGGCTGCAATTTCTAATGCCGAACATGCTAAATAATACGGAACATCAAATGGGACTATCGTACACGAATTGCTGGCTACGTTAGAACCCGCCGCTGTAATCGCACTACCTCGTACCCATTCGGATACAGTTACACCAGCACCCGCTGCCACACTTGCCGTGATGGTTGAGCCATTCAACCCGAAACTTACCCCATTCGAGTTGCTGAATACGAAGTTAGATAGGTTCTGAGAAGTGGTCCCCGCGCTGACGTTGATATTCGTCAGTCCCCCACCACCGGCCGGAACGCTGATGATGACTGAGCCGTTGGACACCCCGACTGATGCCACGCCTGCTCCTTGGAAAGAGAGAGATCGGGCATCAATTGTACCACTCGTGCTTAACGTCGTATTACTAACCGCATAAGCCCCAATCGTTTGATTACTCTGTGTTGGAACTGTATAGCTCCCAACCATCGATCCATTTGAAGTATAAAAACTCAGACCGTTGAGGTTTCCAAAAGTAACGGTTTGGAATGTAAAACTTCCATTCGAGCCGCTTACGGCTTGGTTGCTCTGCGATGTAAGTCCGTTGTGACTTGCGGTAATAGTCTGGCCATTAAGTCCAAACGTAATTCCGTTAGAATTACTAAACACCACTTCGCCAGTCGTAGCACGTGTAGTACCAGCCGAAATCGATTGAATGCCTGGTTGTACACTTTGAGTAGGTACCGTATAACTTCCTACCATTGAACCATTGGAGGTATAGAAACTTAATCCGTTAAGATTTCCAAAGGTAACAGTAGAGAAGTTAAACGACCCGTTCGACCCCGAGATTGCCACAGGTTGGGTACTTTGTTGAGTAATACCATTATGACTTGCAGTAATTACAGAATTATTACTCATCCCGAATGTAATACCATTCGAGTTAGAGAATACCACAGTTCCCGTAGTATTAGCAGTTTGAGTTCCTGCCGCTAGAATGTTCACACCATCGGCTGCTCCCGCTGCCGAAGCAGAAATTAAAACTTCACCACCAGACATACCGACAGAAACAATTCCGGCACCCCGGAAAGTCAGACTTCTGGCATCAATAGTACTCGAACTCGATTGTCCAGTAGTATTAGAGGAAGCGTAAACTCCCAGACTTTGATTGCTTTGAAAAACAGAAGCGGTAATAGTGGAGCCATTGAGTCCAAATGAGACCCCATTACTATTAGAAAAAACAATATTAGTTAAATTATTACTTGTCGTACCAGCACTAAAATTGACGTAAGAAATCCCACCGCCGCCTGCACCGGTAATTTTAACTGCACCAGCACTGTCTATTACCTTCCAGGTCATTTATTCATCCTCATAATAGAGCTGATCGCCTACCCCTAAAGTAACTTTAACGATTGTATATGTAGTACTGTTATCATTATAACGAATAGTTACGGTAGCAGCTGCCGTATCCTCATTAACAACAGAAATCGATTCTATAAGACGTAACATACCTGATCCGGGGGCATTAAGAATATCTACAGCTGTCGTAGAGTTTGTATTTTTAACTTCTTCGCCATAAGATTCTTTCAAATTATCAGTGCGAATTTCTTTAAATACAACTGTTACAGGTAATTGATTAGTAGTAATGGCACCAGATAACACAACTTGTAATTTACGTGTAGTAGTATTAAGGACAATCATTATCTAGTTCCTGCTTGAATCAGTAATTTAATTTTATTAATGTTTATATTACTGTATAAAAAGCGTAAGAATATAAAAGCTTGATCAGACGAACCCATAGAAAAATGTCGGGCCTCTTTAGCAGAAGTAGTCCATTCTCCTGAAGGATATAATGAAACAGAAATATATTCATCTCCGGTTTCACTAGCACTAACCATACCTAAAATATTTGTAATAATGGAAAATGTTTTTGGGAATGAACTAGGTTCAGAGATTAAATTAATTCTTTCAACTTCTAAAGAAAGACCTTTATAGAACTTACGTCCAGGTATTCCTTGATCTGAATAGGGAAATAAGACTCCAGACATATATCCCGATGCGTCATTACCAGTAAGAGACCAATAACCGTATGATCCAGCCGTTGTAGTCCATCCGTACATATCTCCTGTATAACTCCAATAATAATACAAATTATTAGAGTTTTGTATAGGTGAAATTAAAACGGGGAAAGTGCCTGTCGATGTTTTATAAATAGTTCCAAAAGGAAACGGAAATCCGGCAGCTACGTAGTTTGAATTATTTCTTCCAGGAAGCACCAGACCCACCCAAAAATTTAAATCGATGTCATAAATAAATGATGGAAATCCGAAAGCAAATGCTCCGGCACCCGCATCATAAGCTATCCCACTTTTGATGCACAATATAATTAATGGGCGGTCATTAATTTCTGTGATATACATCGTTGTGTAATTTGTTGACGGAGCAGCAGTATTAGTAACAAAACCCCAATCACCCGCAACTAATACACCTTCTTTGTACCCAGACCCGGCTTGGGAACTAAGAGCGCGACTAATACTATGATTACTAATCCGTTCAACTTTAGTATCTCGAATACGAAAAACTCCCGGATAGCCCTGTGTAGAATCTCTACCAATAAAATAAACATCATCTCCATGATAACATACAGAGGCTCTATTTACACAACCAACGTATGTCAATAATTCTGATTTTCTCCTTAATGGAGAATTCGGAGATGGGATTGCAGCATCTTCAAAAAATTCAATATGATCTGTACACAATGCTACTACATATTTTTTATGTTTTGCTAATGCTACGATAGGACCACCCGATTCTTCGGTATTAATAAAAGTAGAAGCTTGCCAAGAAGATGGAGCACCAGCACCACTATTATAAATAGAGCGACTATTTTCTTTTGCTAGAAAAATATAAGAGTCTAAATAAACTGGGGTTGGAATAGCGGGATTAGGTAAATCTGGGTCTCCAATTGCTGTTACAGCCCCCGCTGAACTTACCGTCATACTATTTGAATCAGATGATACAAAAACATACACAGCCCCTGAGGAATCGACGCCTTCAACAAATCCAACAGGCCCGGAAGTATATCCGTTGGTAAAGGCAACAGTCGAAGTTCCATTAATAAACAGTCGATTATCCCATGCTTCTAAAAGATAATTAATCAATCGACTATAAAAAATTCCTCTGGGATAAATTACAGTGGTATCTCTTGTAAAAGTATTTAATATTTCAAGTCCAGGTAATGCACGTAATGTTTTATTATTAGTTGGTAATAAATTAATCACTCCACTGGTAATGAGTCCACAATTTAAATTACGAAATCCATGACAAGCCTTTGTACGATCTGTCGTTGGACTTGAATGTAACCATGAAAGTACTGTAGGAACCGCTCCGGCTCCTCCCGTAGGATAAGTAAAATTTTTTAATTCTTGTAATAATTCTAATTCAGTCCATTGCGTAGTTGACATATTTAACTCACAGTAAATGGTGCGGTAGGTACAGTAATGGTTGAAGAGGCGGGATCATATGCGGCGTAGCCACATAGACGAAATTCATCTACCCACCCATCACCCGTACCACCACCATCATTCCACACTTGTCCTCGGTCAAAAGGACGTAGATTAGTAGCACTAGAAAAAGATTTATAACGTGTACCGTCAAACCAGAATGCATACTGAGTACCTTTTTTAGCAAAAGCAAAATGATACCAAGTATTAATCGCACCGTGAGTTCCAGCATAGGAATCAATTGGACTGCCACTTGAGTTATACCAAATGGCACTAAAAGATCCATACCAAGTTACATCTAAACATATTTGAAACCCACTATTTTGTAGATACATAACCTGTGTAGGGCCGTTGGAAGTCCTTCGCCAAAACCACTCAACTGACCAATCTCCAACTTCTATATCAGCTGGAAGTCCAGTTAACCATCCTCTAGCAGTTCCCGCATTAGTTAAATACAGTGAAGCCGATCCAAATTTTGTTTGTGCTGTATCTAATTGTGCGGGAGAATCTAATGTCCATGTCCTACCAGCAACCTCGTCGGTCGTTGTCGTAGCTCCGTCTGTCCCATCAAAATGTGCCAAAGATATCGTACTACCCCCTCCAACTTTTTTCTTACTAAAAGCTGCACTTAATAAGCCTTGATTAGGAGTCCAGATTTTCATTTTACGAAGGAATTTTTTCTACTTCGAGAACTAACCAACCAACATCTGTTGCAGCAGTAAACCCACTGGTAGTAGCAACAATGTCTCCTGTAGTTCCAGTCGCTTCTGGATCTTCAATTCCACCATAAGCCGTTACATCCAAATAAGTAAATACACCATCTGGGAATGTAATGAATGCCTGATCCGCAGTAGCATCGAATTCAAGTGTTAAAGAAAACCCACTCATCAGGCCATAAACTCGCCGAATCCTGACATGATCGGTCGCAGGAGACAGCGCCGACACATCAACGGCAACGTAGTCAGACAGCTCACCAGCCGCCCCATCCGAAGCCAAGTAGAGGTGCATCGCGTGGACCCGCGAGCCATCCACCATGATGGTTTTAGTCGTAGTATTAGCCATTACAAATTCCTCCAAATATTAGGAATATCTCCGAATTTAAGAGTAAGGGCAGCAAAGATAATAGCCCCCACCCACCGAACAACTCTAGCGACTACAGTCACGCTTTTTAACTTAGATTCAATCTCGTCCAGACGCTTGTCTAGGGCCTGTTGCTGCCCTTTGACAGCGTGCACCTCATCCCTGACAGCTTCTAGGAGTCCGATCACCTTTCCTAGTTCTAAATCAGAATTTTGAGACATTGAACAAGATCCTCGTAAAATGGAGGTGGGTTTGGAATCAGGTACCCACCGAACCTGTTTTATTACGAAGCAGTCGTAATGGTAATACCACCTTGAGCCGCAGCTCCAGCAGTCATATACCAATTGGTACCGTCAGAGATCAATTGAACCCAATCCCCTTTGACAGCAATGCTATCAACAAAGGTAATGGTGTCCCCACCGCTGGTTTCAAAATCAGCATCAGAGGCATTGTTCAGATCCGAAGACAGAACTTGACCCACGATGATGTTAGACGAACTGGCAGTGACAATCGTATAGGACGCACCCGAAGGCGCTGCCTTAACGATAAATTTGAACTCTAACCCCGCCGCCGGAGAAGGTAAGGTGGTCACAAACTCCGTCGCGGAGTTAAGAAACAGCGTATAACCGCTGTCATCCGCAGTCAACGTAGTAGTTGACGTAAGATCCTTAACACCGTTAAGAGTTTTAACCCCATCACTACGATGCTTCAACCTCATAAGAGGAGCAGCCATGATTTACCTCCTTATGCGCCAGAAGTACCCCAAATAGCACGGGGATCGGTCCACCCAAACGAATAACGAGCCGTCGCCTTGAACTTAGCATTCTCGGTGTCGAAATCATTATCCATATCAAACGAATCACCCCGACGCTCGAAATACTTAAGCCCTTCCGGAGCATTCGTCCGGACGAACCAAGCAGTCGTGCTGGTCAGGTAGTGATTCATCTTCATGCCCATCGGAAGTGCCGAAGTCGCAACAATGGCACTGATGTCGTTATTCGCCGTTCCAACCCGATATTCAGTTTTCAGAATACGAGTCGCTTCATAAAATAACGCCGTCGGAACATGAAGGGTTTTCGGGCGCAGGCTGATGCGGAGACCGCGATCATTAGTAGCACCCATGATGTCGATGCACATTTGCTCAATCGCCGCTTCCGATAAGGCCGCATCGACCGCAAGGCGATTCGACCAAGTGCCACCGGCAACGTTCGGGTGAGCAGTGTTGCACATCGTCACCCCATCCCCGCCCGTGTAGGACGAGTTAAAGGCGCGGTTATAGACGTTAGCCGCCACCGTTTCTTTGGTTTGACGCATCGAGAAAGCCAGGGCTTTCGCGCGCTTCTCACCAACAACATTGTAGAGGTCGTCTTCAAACGCTTCTTTGGTCACGATAAAGCCAATCCCGTACACGACATGCGTGTAGCGAGTCGTGAAGCCTTGACCTTCCGTGTCATATTGAATGCTAGAGCCTTCCGGCTTCACCGATGCGAGGCCGAAGCTGGTGATACCAACGTCTTCCTCGTAGTTACGGTCGGAGGTATATTTATCGAACAGGTCGGTATATTCAACCACATGCTCGTCATATGCCTTACCATACCATGCATTAACACCGGGCCAGAGGGCTTTGGCAAAACTTGCAGTAGAAATAGGCGTAGCCATAAGATCCCCCTATTAAACGCCGGCCGTGCCAGTGCTCGAGCCGCGCTGATGGTTGTTAATCAGCACCAGAACTTTTGCATTGGAACTACCGATCTCGTTATCAACACGGTCCACAAAACCAAGAATTTTCAGCGGTAACGCCGCCGTGGTCGCTTTCGTCGAGGTATCCAGCTGTTCAGCCGAACGCCCCGTCGTGGACGAACCTGCAGTAGCAACGAAATCAGCGTTGAGACTGATATCCGTCACGGCCAGAGCACCACCAACTGCATCTTCTTGAATTTCAAAAACCACATCGGGATCATCAACCACGAGCGCGTAACGGTCAGTAGACGCTGCACGATACGAGCCAGTCAGATTGAGATCACTAGGGCTCACTCGGAAACCAATGACAACACCCACGAGGGCATCTGCAGCTGCAGCACGAGTCACAGTCGCATAACCATCGCTAGAGGCACTGCCTGCCAGTTTCACAAAATCGCCGACGTAAACGGCCGTACCGTCACTGGAAGGGATGAAATAGAGATTAGCCATCCCATTCCACGGCGCACCGTTTTTCATCTTAACGGGGACTGCCCCCCGAGGACGCGAAACATTAGCCATGTTAAACTCCTATTAAATGGAATTAATTTGGCAAGCAGGCACAGTTAAGTATTACTTACGTTCTACTTTAACTTTACCGTACTCACCATCCTTTGGTTGTCGCATGGTCAGTTCTAACTCTCTAATATGATCCTCCATCTTTTGCTGGTCTTCATTATACCAATCCAGCGGGATTCGCATTAGATATAGACGTGTACCACGACCTCCATTAATTGAGACGGCTGATCCAATCCCCGACGACTGATTTACCGTCGGATCACCCACCTTGGTAGGATCGGTCACAAAAGTATAGCCAGCGTCTAGGAATCTCTTGATTCCCCCAGGAATATCTTGGCTATCGCTAGCCCAGTAATAGTGATACCCCGGCTCCTGATTATCTACAGTAAGAATATTAGCCCCAATGTCATTTAAACTGCGACGGGGACGTTTCTCTTCAATTTGTTGTTGACGAGTTTCTCTAGCCATTTTCTAACTCCTTGAGTTTAATTCTGCAAGACTTTTAATATATTGTTCCTTGGTCATTTGACCACGACGCACTAAAGATTCCATAACACGCCGTTCATCCGGATTTAAATCAGCTTCCGAGAATTTAGATTTCGGAGCCCTACTCGGAGCATTACCCGATCCTTCAGGAGAAGGGGGAGCTTTCGGAGGTCTCGGAGCAAATTGATCTTTGAACTCATTTTTCACTTCTTTAGTGACGTGTTCTAAAACTTCTTCAGGGGCAGGAATAGCCCCTTTATTATTTTGGCGATAGGCGTTGATATATTTAGCACCTTCAACGTCAGCAAAGGCTCTCATCGCCCTATTAGTATCATACCATTTATTTTCCGCTTTCCAAGATTCAACAGCTTCTTGAACAGCTGGTTGAGAAGGAGGAACTTGACTTCGAGGTGGTTGAGCCTTAGAAGTCTGTTGAATCCTATCCACCAATACATCCGCAGCTTGAAGATCCCCATTTTCAACCGCAATACGATGTTGAGCTTTCAATTCACGTAATGCTTCCTCTTTAGCATGATCAAATAGAACTTGTTGAAACTTGGATAATTCCGTAATTTTTGCATCTTGCAAAGCAAGTTGTCGTTTTTGGGCTGCAATTTTTTTGAAGAACGAGTCTCGTTCAACAAATTCTTTTGCGGAACGATGATCATCAGGATGATGTCCTTGTTCAGTCCATTCATCTAAATTCACCCATCCCATCTCCCTGGCCCGTTGTTCCGTCTCCGACGGCGGGGCCATTGTAGTAGTCGATGCTTCTCCAGGAACTAGTGTTCCAGTGTTCACAGGAATATTAGAATCACTCATCTTTTTTCTCCACTACGGTTAATACATCTTGGTCATTGATTACAATATACTTCACTTTCGTTTCCGGATCTTCAACAATTTTACCACCATACTTACCATAAATAATTCGATCCCCCACTTTACACCAAGGTTCCCAATATGGATTCATTTTCCCATCAGGTGTATAACGGTCATAAGCAATCCAAGCAGTAGGACCTACATCACAAACTACACCACTTTCAACTGCAGCAATGCCTTGTCTATCCGATTGTGCTAAAACAATTCCACCTTTAGTCACTTCTTCATAATCAGGTTTTACTAAAATACGATGTCCTTTAGCTCTTAATGTCATCTTCTTGCTCCTCCTGAAATTCGGGGGTCCATTCTAATAATTCTTGATATGCACGAATCATACCTACAATCAAACGATCTGCGAGAGGTTCCATTCCTGCTGAGCTACCAAGAACTTCTTGCGCCTCTTTAATACGTTCTTGAACTACTTCTTTTAACAATCTAGTTACGACATGCGTCTTCCAATCAATTACGTCATTCTTTGTCAGAATTGTCATCTTTATCCTTATAGTCATCGCCTAAAGCCTGCATTTTCATGCGTTCAGTTGCAATGAACATCTGCGTTTCAGTTTGTAATCTGTGTGCATCCATGCGAATCTTTTCTCGCTCTAATCCAAGTTTTTCACGTTCTAATTGAAGTTTTTCACGCTCAAATTGCAGTTTCATATTAATTTCTTGTTGTTTAGCTTGAAGCTCCATTTGATTTTTTTGTTGCTCAGATCGTAATTCTGCTTGATTCTTCTGTTGCTCTGCCTTAATTTTTTCCTGTTCCAGTTGCATTTTTAATTCAAATTCCTTCTGCATTTGCTGCATTTCCATCTGGATTTTCTGTACTTCGGGTGAAGGTTTTTGTTCTTGCTGCTTAGGTAATAAGAGTTCAGGATCAGGGACCTCCATTGCTTCTAGTAAGCGACGTAAGACTTCTTGTTTCGGTACTCCTAATTGAATTAGTTGAACTAAGGCTTGAGCTTTTTCAATTTTTGTTGCAGCCGAAGCAGCCTGAGGATCAGCCGCCGGCACGATATCATCTTCCGGAAGAAGGAAATCTTCCGAAGAAGCCGGATTATCCGTAATTTTTTCAATCCCACCTCCAGCTTCTGGATAAAGTTTATTCCAATGATAAATTTTACGGAATTCTCTAGTTAATGAACGAAAAACACGCTTATAAACAGCTGTGAAGAGCTTCATTCCCTGTTCAATAGTCTCTTTAGTAGTATATGCCGGGGTATTTTGTCCAGGCATCTTACCAGTAAAGATTTCTGCCACCGAAGCTAGCTCTTTAGAGCTTTGAATTAACATTCCAAGCAATTGAAAGAGTACACTAGACGGCTCTTTAGCCGGAAGCGGAAAAATCGACTTCCTGAGATCATCCCCTGTAGCATTTACAGGCTTCCATTCACCCGGTTTAAACCCAGAATCACCTAATTTGATCCGTAAGCCCTTGCCAATAAAACCTGCTTGTAAATTTGAGAGAGTTCCAGAGTCAATTAATTGGTTAGTGAGGGTATTTACAGCTTCGTTAAGGGGGCCAAGCAGTACACCAAAGCCAATATCGTAGAATCCACCATCAGGATTGGGAATAAAACCAAACTTTGTGTAATAATTAAGTCCTTTAAATCCCACCACTTTGTCTTTTTCATTTTTAATGACCCCATCTTCAGCCCAGCGAGCAGTAATTCGGAGTACTTTCCCGGTAGTCTCTTCAAATACAATCGTGATTGGCTCTAAAACATCATCCTTGTTAATGTCATACCAGCCATGTTGCTCACAAATAACAAAGGGAGTAGCGGAATCGGCCTCAGGAGGGGCCTGAGTGCCCGAAATTTCCGACTTACTCCCTTGTTTTGGTACCGTTACTTCAGGTAACGGTACATCTAAATAGAGACCTTTAGCAATTTTTTCATTAATTTGACGCTGAGTAAGATGATAACGTTGAGTAACTCGCTCAGCGTTCTCTAAATCCTTAGTCCAGTAGTTAACTACCAGATCTTTTGCATAAACAATGTGACTACAAACAGTATTATACAGTTCACTGTAATACGTTTTCTTAAAAACAGTACCTACAATAGGTAAAGTGATAAGAAGTTTATCCATTTCTTCTTCCCAATCGGGCATCTTTTCCATGATTTGCCACGAAAGGTATTGACCTAAACGATAAGCCCGTCCTGCCTTTTTACCAGATTTGTCATCTCCTACAACCCGAATTTTGACAATTTGACCGTTAGAAGGAACTAATGACGGATAAGCCCTAGCCGCGAATTGCATTGCGGCAGTTGATAAAAGAGGGTATTTTACATTACTGGCATTGGCCCAAGGATATGATTTATTTTCCTTGACTTGCATAGCCAATTTTAACCATTCATCGTAATTCTTTTCCCATTCAACACGAGACAGTAAATCTTGTTCATAACCTTTCTTAGCGTCTTGACCAATGATTTCCAAATCTTCGTCATTAAGCGTGCTAGCAATATTTGTTTCACATAACAGACGATCTAACTCAATCTTAGCTTGTTCTTCCGGAATATCAATATCTTGTGTCGGAGGAGCTTGTGTAGCTGCTTGAGCCGGATCAATGCCTTGAGATCCTTGATCAGCGGCCATCGGATTGTTTCCAATAGCTTGAGCCATGGCATCGGCCATAGCTCCTTGGGGTTTTACTTGGGGGGGATTAGTACCCGGTTGTGGCATTGCGTCCTTCCTCCTTTAATCCTGACCGATTCCATTCTTCTTCCCACACTTCTTCCTGTAATTCTCGGGGTGTGGGAGCTTCAATCATTTTATCAATCATAAGTCCCAAGTAAGCAAAGGCATCTACTTGGTCGTCATGTTTGTCTCTAGGGAATCTAGCCAGTTCATCTTCAAAAATTTGATACCATTCGGCATCTTTGTCAAATTTGACCCCACCTGCTCGCATCCGAGCTTGAATTGATCTCGCTCGGGTTAGTTTATCAGTAGAAGGTTTTAATGAGTATAGGGACGGAAAATTATTTTCAATATGCATTCGTTCTCGTAAAAACGGCATAATCGATTTAGAAATCTGCCCTTCTTCTACTCCAAACGCTACAGGGTTATACAATTTATTTAACCGTAAGATAAGATCAACAATTTCACGACCATCTAAACGATCCCGAATTACATTTGTAATATGCAATAATCCATGTTGATCTACACCACCCACCGTAATCGCAGTATAATCAGCTCGTTCTTTTTCCGATACCGCCAAATCAACTGCGATGTAAAAGTTCTTCAATTTCTCTTTATCAGTTTTATCCATAGGCAGAAAATCTGATCTACGGAAGTATGCTACGGATTCATCGATTGGCTCATTAAGATATTCTTGTGAATATAGCTCAGGCATACCCTGAGCTAAATAATCCGCTCGAATACTTTGTAAATCAGCGGCAGTCTTTTTATCGGGCCAGAGAAGTTGTGTAAAGTCCCTATTATGGGCTTTATATTTAACTGAAACCCAAGGTGTTTTAATAGCTGACCATTCTTTCAATTCAGTACTTTGGAGTTTATCCTTTCGTCTCATTGCTGCTAACTGTGTTGCAGGCATGAGACGTTCAAGGAGTGAGTCCATATGAAGAATGGTTCCAACTACACGGATTACACCATGATCCGCCCTACATGGGACTAATGCCCCGTAAAACCAACGGCGAAATTTCTCTCGTCTTTCCTGATTCATAACAATCTCGTCGTTTTCAAGATCATCACAGATAATGAGATCAGGACGTTTGTTCTTCCATTTTAGACCCCGAACCTTTTGTTCGGAACCCTTGGCCATCACTCTGAAACGATGTCCATCAGACATCTCAACGATAATATCAGTTTCGGATTCTTTTATAAACTTAACTTTACCATCTTTATCTCGTTTGACACCAAAGAGATCAATCAGTGGTTCGTTATCTTGAAGTTCTTTTTTAATATCTTGTAAAAAGAGGATTGCTTGAGTTTCAGTATCAGAGACGATGACTGCGAAACTTCGATCTCTAAAGAGGAGAGCCGCCAAGGTAAAACAATGGGTAACAGCAGTGGATTTGGCAAAACCCCGAGGAGCAGCAATAGCAACAAAGCGATGCTTACTTGCACACAGGTTCCATAATTCCCGATGGAAGTCTGGAGTATTGGCACGTCCGTCAAAGTGGGGGGCCAAGAGTCCATTAACAAAGCCCTCAATTAATTCTGCTGTAAGCATGGAGCGACCAGAGCGAGACTCGAACTCGCATCTCTCTGCCTATATACAGAGATGCTACCCATTGCACCATCCAGTCGCATTATTTCATTCGTGCTTGTCTGGTTCGTGCAAAAGATCGATTAGCACGCTGAGACACAGCACGCAAATTACCAGTGGAATTAGAACCCCCCTTAATAAGAGGACGCTGATGGTCCACATCGACTTTAGAAGGAAGGTTCCCATTAGCCTTTTCATAGGCTGCACGGGCTTGATTCCTCATAGAACGATTTTTAATCTGTTCCGGCTTCCCTTGATAATTTGCGTACTCTAATTTATAATTTCGTTTACTCATTTGCAGGGTTTAGGGGCCGATTTCCCTTTGCCACGAGTTTTAGCTTTGCTAGGAGTATATGCCATATTATTTTCCTTTCTTTTTAAGGATTTTGGTTCCCTTGTCCGCTTGATTGAACTCCTGCGCTACCGACACTGGGATTCCGACTTTCTTTGCAAATTTCGGATTGTGGGCTGCCGC